ACTAAATCTTTAGCTTTGCCAATAATAGGTTTGTATTTTGTTTTGCCTTCTGACCTGTAGGCCCAAAGGTATGATGCTCTTGGTTGATCAGAAACATAGCTGCAGTGAATCCATCCGCTGTTTGGCTCACCTGGAGTGTAGTACTCAACGATAAGCTGATCATACGGAAGGTTATCTTTAATCCAGTCAGCGAGTTCAGCATTGTCTACGCCAACACATTCGAAATCGGCCGCCTCTGCTTTTGCGTGCTGCGAATTTGCAGAGCTACCAATAGCCATACACAAATCCACGCTCCGAAATCCGCTCGTCACCTTAACTCTGCCAAAGTGATCACGTACCGGCTGAAGAATATTTTCACATAGTGCTTTTAATTTTTCTATTTGATCTGCGTTAGGATTATTATCAATCCCTTTACGTATTGCAGTATCTGATTTAATTAATTCTTGAAGACTAAAATTTCGTGAAAGATTCATCCAAACATCCTTTCTAACACAAAGACTACTGCAGTTCCCGCAACAGTCAAAAGAACCCAATAGATTTGATCTATCTTACCGCCCAACTTTTCTACGTCTTCGTGCACGTGTTTTAAATTCTTTTTGACACCTGAAATGTGTCCGTACAAAGATAAAATGTGTTCTCTTGTATTTTTAGGTTCTATTGCCATTATGTTAATCTTGTGTTTGTTCTTCTGTTTTTATTTTTAACGTACCTCTGTTCTAAAGGATCTAATAATACCTCTTGTGAGGCTGTAAGTCCAGTCACTGGATCTATATTTGTATTCTGTAATCCTACACCAAAACCAGGAGCTGTAGCCATAGCTAGATTTGCAGGGTTATTATTAAGCATTAAATTAGCTTGAGCTACTGTATCTGGTAGTAGTGAAGCTTTTAATGGATTTTCTATATTAGGAAATAAATCTCCTTTTAACGATGTTTCAGATAATACATCTCTAATTCTATCAATTACATCTGCAGCTTTATCATATGGATTAACTGTTCCTAACTCGTTTGCTTTTTTTTCAAACAATCCTCTAACATCTCTAGAAATAGTTAAAGGTCTAAATGTTCCTTCATTTATAAAGTTAAAAGCTCTATTCTCTCCTCGGTTTCTCATATTTGTAAAAAGAGCATCTTCGCTCATACCTAAAGTTTTTGCTGCTTCTATGTCTAAATATAAAGATCTATTAGTTTCATACAGAGCTCTATTAGCATTTATATATGCATCAACTACTTGTTCTGGTGTAACTACACCACCTTTTAATGTAGCAGATGTAAATAAATTTCTAGAATTTCTTATACCTTTTTTAAAATCTGTAATCTTATAGTTAAAAGATTTTTCTGGATTAACTTCTACTCTTCGTAATCCTGCGATACCGGCTAATTCATTACCAAAATCATACTGATTACCACGTTCATCAAATCTACCTAAATCATTTACAGGTCTAATTGATAAACCTAATCTTCCTAATTGTTTCCAGTTTAATGGTAATTGTGTATCTACAAGATGACCTATAGATTTAGATATTTTATCTCCAATCGCATCTTTTTCATTCCATAATTGTCTATTGTCTCTGGTTCTACCACCTCTTACAAAGATGTCTGCAAGTCCAGCAGTCCAAATAGATTCACTGATAAATGGTGATCCTAATTCTTTTGTAGACTCAAACATACCTAAAACAAAATCATCAACTAATCCATCTTCATCTGCTCTACCTGCATTAACTTTATTTAATACAGTCTGTATTGGTCTTGTAACTGTATCGTATGCATTCAAGTGTGAAAAATCTATATAAGATAATTTACCATCTTCATCTTTAAATGGCACAAGTACAGAATTTTTAGACCAGTCAGCAACATATCTTCTCATTGCATCAATCTCATCATCTGCAACGTTGTATACAGCTTGAGCCATTGCAACCGTACCAAGTGGTAATGCAGCTGTAGTTAAGGCCATACCTGTTAATCTTTGAATACCTCTTCTTCTTAATGGATTTACAGTTTTACCATTAATAACTGTTTTATAATTAATTTCTTTTAATGCACTTTCAACAATGTTTGAACTTGTTCTAATAATTTCTGCAGGAAAAGCTACAAAGTTTCCAACAGGTAGTTGTCTTAAACCTTTAATAAAATCAGATACAAATGCATAGTTAGGCACATTGTTTTTAACTAAATTGGCTGCTTCTTTTTTTAAATATTGATCATTAAATATTTGTTTAGCACCATTCATATCAATAAATTCTTGACCATCTCGTAGCCCTGCATTTTTATATGCTTTGTTTAATTTAGATTTTTCACCTAGGTATGTAAATATTTTCCAAAAGTCATCCTCTGCTGTGTAGTAATCCTCTGCACCTCTTTTTATTTTTCGAAGTCCTTTTAAGAATCTACCTAAACCATAGTCACTATCTAATTTGTTAAGTGTCTTACCAAAGTCTACATCTTCTAACAGATCTGCTACTTGTCTTAATTGCACGTTAGAGTTTACAACACCAAGTTCTAGTAACTCTTGATAAAATTCATTATCTCTTCTAAATCCTTTAGCTTGTAATGCGTTGAATGCTTTTTTAACATCATCTAGTTGACCAAAAGGTAGATGACCATTAGCTGCAGCAAAAGCTGTAGCACTAATAAAGTTTCTTGCGTGTGTAAATGGTGCAAGAATTGTTTTAGACATTTGTGATAAACCTTTAGGATATAAAATTAAACTATTATAAAGTTGTCTTGGTATACTTTTTCCACTTTCTTGTGTTTGTTTAAAAGCATTAGCATAATCTTTTAGTGCTACTTTACCTTGTAATGGGTTTATTAAATCCATTATTTCACCTTTTGCAGTTGTTCTAACAAGTGAGTCTTTATCTATAGTTTTTAATGTGGCTGCAGGATCTAACCATCTGTCTATTTCTCTTGCAGCATCTCCTTTTGCAGATGTTATTACATCAAAATCATCGGCAGTTCCGCCTGCATATTTAATCGCATCATCTGTGGTATTGTATAAAAAAGGTATTCTTGGCTCCACACCTACTTTACCACCAGCTAACCACTCATCATAATTTTTTTTAAGTTCATTGTTTTTTAAAATTAAATCATCAAAGAATTGGTTACTTCTAACCATTGCAGATAGATTAGCAGTGCCGTCTACAATAGAAGACATAGGATTATTTGCTTTACCTAATAATTTTTTAATTGCATCTCGAGATACACCACTTACTTCAGAAATATTTGTGTCATATAATCTTTTAGTTATACTGTCGTTGTCTAATGTTTTAGCGAGAGAGTCTTTCATAAAAGCAGGTACAGCTTTAAACCTAACTTGACCTGGTGCTGTGCCTTTTCCAATAGTTAAACCTTTAGGTAAATATGCACCTTTCCATACTTCATCCACCATATCTTTTGCAATATCATCATTAAGTTTTAAACCTTTGTCTGCAGCTATGTCTTGAAATTCTCTTACCGCTTCTTTAATTAATGTTGCTGAAGGTCTTCTGTTGTCAGCTAATTGTATTGGATTACGTCCTGTTGCTTTTGTATATTCATAACCTCTATCTAATACATCATTAATGTATTTAGGTATCATTGTTTCAAAATCTTTTAAAGCTTGAGGAGTTAATCTTCTACCCATTATAGTAAACAACTCACTCCAAGTATCTCTAATACCATCAAATTGATTAAATAGTTTAGTGATGTCTTCTTGACTTGCTTTATATTTAGTTTTTAAAATTTTTTCTAAAGCTTCTTTTTTAGCTGGTGGTATAGATTCTATTTCTACGTTATATATTTGTTTACCTGTCTTAAATTCTTTACCTGTTGCATCTAATGCAATTTCATCTACTGAAAAAAATTTAGGTTTTAGTTTACCATTTTTTGCAGTGCCAGACATCAACACGTCATTTAATTCTTTACCAATAGTTTTTTTAGCTTCTAAAAAAGGTACTTTATCTACTGCAACTTTTCTGTAATTTTTAGCTAGCTTGTCAGTAAGTTTATCTATTTGTCTCATAGCTACGTCACCAACGTTAGTATCTTTAGCTACTCTACCAGCCATTACATTCTTTGCTTCAAAACCTTCTTGAGTTAACAAACCATTAGATCTAAACCAACTATCTAGTTTATCTACACTTTTATCAAATCCACGTTTTACTTTATTCGATCCACGCACCTCTCTCATCTTACCGATTAATTTACCAGCCGCACCAAACGCACCGGTGAATGCAGCACCCTCTATACCAAACTTAAGTCTGTTCATAAGTTCGTTTGCAGCACTATCACTATCTCTATTTATTTCTGTAGGACCACCTAAAAAATCACCAAAAGTTCCGGCGTCTTTTACATTACCAATTGTAACACCTTCAGCTAAACCTGCAGCTATTGATCCTTGTGCAAATCTTCTAGTTTTTTCTCCTGTGCTTATGGCTCTGCCTGCTTGTTTTGCAGCAATTGTTGCTTTACCTAAACCACTGGCAGCTTTAAATGCAAGACCACCAGGCACACCAATATTAACTATAAGTTCTGTAATTTTACCAATACCTGTTGATGCTGCTAATTCATCAAACGGATTTATTTTATCAAAGTATGCTTCAACTGCTTCGACTCTATCTTTATCCACACCTAAATCTAATAATGCTGCACCGAATGTTGCAGTTCCTTCTACAATTTTTATAACACCAGAGGGTATGGCTGCCGCCATAGATAATGCCCAATTAGGTTCGTCTGTCTCCGTTTTTTGATTTGGAATGGGATTAAAGGTTGTCATTATAACCTCCTACTATAATCTTACTTTTTTATTACCAACAACTTTATAAATTGTTTTCGTATCTTCCTCTAAATAATATTTTCCATCATCAGATCCATCTTGAGCTGGTTCATAACCAGCCGCAACTTGATCTTTACTAATTACTTCTACTGGACCATCTGCTGCTAGTATTGATTGAAGAACTGATATAGGAGGAGATCCACCTAGTTTTACAGTAGCGTCTCTAATTTGTTCTTTAACGTTTCCTTTTTTAAGTTCAGCCGAAAGACCTAATTTAGTTATAAGTTGATCTGTTGCTTCTTTAGATCTTTTACCTGCGATGTAATCATTAATCGCTAATGCAACTGCTGTTTGATCTCCTTTTTCAATTGCAGCTTTTGCTGCTTCTGTTTTACTCGGTCCTTTTGTTGCAAAACTTGCAACGTTAGCTGCAGAAGATCCTACAGTTGCACCTTCTTGTTGTGAGCCTTCAAAGAATTTTAATAAATAATCTGAAGCATCTTGTATTCTAGCGTCTTTTAATTTTTTCTCTTTGTCTTCGCCTAATAATTCTTTAAATAATTCTGCTTGTTCTCTAATTAAAGCTTTTTCATCTATTACTACACTTGATGGTTCATTGTTTTTACTTAAATCTTTTTGATTAATAATTGATTTTTCTAACTCTTGATCTTTAATAGATCCTGAAGTTAAATTTTCTTTTTCGATAGCTTTCATTTGATCTACAGTTACACCCATTGCTTTTGCTTTTGCTTGATCTGCTTCATCTTTAGCTTTTTTTTCTATAAATAAATCTTCTGTAGTTTTTTTAATAATGTCTCCATCAGACCCAACTTCTACTTCTTTTTCTTGATCAAGAATGTTTCGGTTAGTTCCTAAAAAGTCTTTCATATTACGAATATCAAACTGACCACCTTGATCTATAGCATTATTTAAATTTAATAACTGACCTCCAGTTGTAAAATCTAAATTTCTATATGAATAAGAACCAGGTCCATCTACTATGCCTCTTTTTGGAGTCTCTACTACTCCACCTGCCGCATATAATCCAGATGTAATCCCCGTTCCACGGCTATCTACCGCGCCACCTCTAAACATTGGTCTTCTTAAAATTCTACTCATTATCCGAATAATCCTAACTTACCACCAATACCTGCGATACCTGCGGCACCTCCTAGGAATTGTGACATAGGACTAGCCGGAGCTGCTGGTGGTGCATAACCTACAGTTTGTGTAGGGAACGCGCCTGGTTGAATTTGTGCAAGTTGTTGACCAATTAATCCTAATTGTGTGAATGGTTGGAACTCTGCTTCTCTTGCTGCAATCTGTGCTGCATCTAATTGTGCTTGTTCAAATGCTTGTTGTTGTTGACCTAGTTGACTTTGATAAGTACCAAGTCCTTGTCTTGCCGCCAAGTCTTGTGCTGCCGCTGCCTGTGCTTGTTGAAATCCTTGTGCTAATAATTGTGCTTGTAAGTTTGCTCTGTTAGTTGCTGCACCTCTTGCCGCTTCTGCTGCAAGTACACCTTCTCTACCACCACCATAAGCACCAGCTTGAATAGCTTGATCACGTCTAGCGGTATCCGCAATAGTTTGTTGTCTATCAAATTCTGATAAAGTTGTATCAATAACTTCTTGTTGATACGGAGACATAAATTGTTTGTATGCATCGGGTCCAACTAAACTTGTCATTCCAGGAGCTTGAGCTGCTGCTAATGCATCTATTTGTGCTTGTGATCTTGCTGCTACTTTTGGATCATAAGCAGTTGTATCAATACCTGTAAATGTAGAAGGTACTGCACCTGCACCTAATTTATCAATTGATTTTAAAAAGGCGGTAAGTGAACCTTCTAATATCGGTGCTGGTTTTGTTACTGTTACTGTTTCAGCCATTAAACTCTAGCCTCCAAATCATTCATTACTTTATACATTCTCTTAGCACCTTCATTAACACTGCCACCACCTGCCGCTCTGACTGCATCGGCAGTCATTACAAATTCATTTTTAGAAAGTCTTGCAGGTACATCATCTGCTCTTTCTTTTTTACCAATTGGTACAAAACCTCCACCTCTTAAATCCATTTCTTTACCACCAAGATTCATCAGTCCACCATCTTTCATAGAACCTTCTTTTCTAGCTCTATCTTCTTGATCAAATCTTATAAAATCTTTAATTCTTTCATCACTAATGTCTATTTTTAATACATTTCTAACATCATCAAAGTCACCACCCATTTCAATAATTTTAAGCACAGCGTTAACGTCTGTAAAATTAGGTCTATTATATTTATCACTTACTAATTCACCTTTAAATTCTGGAAGATTTCCTTGTAAAAATTCATCTACCATTTTTTTACCAAAACCTTCAATTTTATTACGAAGAGGTCCTGCTAGTTCACCTGCGTATCCACCAGATTCATTTACTAATCCACGTTTCGCTTTCATTATCCCACCTTCTTCGGCTCCTACTCTACCACCTTTTTTATAATTTTTGGGCATACCATATTTATTAATATAATCCGTTACTGTAATTCTTGAACCATCATCAAGAACAAATATTTCTTCCATTCCACCTTCACCATCTCCTTGCATACCTGTGCCTGTTATTTCAGGTTGATCTTCAAAATCTTTTATAAAAACTTTAATTCCATCTCCAATTGTCAATACGTTTGACATATCTGTTTCTTCACCTTCACGTCCTTGCATTCCTCTTGCTATCGCACCTAGTCCACCACCTAATTCTAATCCTACTCTACCACCAGCTTTATATCCTGCTGATGAAACTGTTTCTTCTATTTCATCATCAGTAAAAAATCCATAAGATCTCATTGCATTTCTAATTGCATCACCTCTAAGTCCAGAATCTGCTAATGCTTCTGCTTCTGCTAACGCAGCATCTATGGCTGCTTGTTTTTCCAATTGTCTTGCTTCTGCCTGCATTACATCACCAGTCGCTGTTGATGCTGGTAGTAAAGCTGCTTTAGCACCTTCTTTACTAAATAGATTTGGAATCTCTCCACCAGGTCTTAAAATTTCTGAACCTTTTCCTAAAGTATTAAAACCAAATTGTTTTGCTTTGGATATTAATCCAGTTCCTTCTCCTGCAAGTTCACCTCTCATATTAAAATAATTTGTTGCATCTGGTGCAGTCATAGCACCTGTCAACGCTCCGAGTCCCGCTGATAATAAATTAATATCACCTTCGTTACCTTCTTGAGATAGTTGTCCTAAAATATTTGCACCACCTGATAACAACATTCTTTTACCAATTGTACTACCAAACATACCAGCTGTTGGTCCGAATACCGGAGCAAATGCAGCTAGATATGGTAATGCTGGTTTAATTTCATTAGGTATTACTTTATCTAATACCTTTGCAACTGGTTTGAATATTTTCTTTAAAAATCCCATATTTTCTCTTTAAATTATGTATTGATAGCAAGTTCGCAAAGCTTGTAAAACGGCGAGTGTATCACAATTTACAAGGTTTTTAAACATTCGTCAATCGCTGATGTTAAAGCCAGCGCCTATCTTTATCTCTTCTACAGTCACATTTACATCTCTTCGTATATGTTCTGATTTTGTAGGTGTATTAGCATTTTGTACGTCTGCTAAAGCCTCGGCATCTGACATATATTCTTGGCCTGTTTCTGTATTAGTTAAAGTTACCTCTGTTTTAGGTGTAATTACTGGTACTCTTTGACCATTAATCGTTTCGTACCTAACAGAAGCTTCTGTTTCTACAAACGGCATTATCTGTCCTCTCTGTTAATTTCTAATATAGATGCAATAACATCTACATTACCACTAGTTGCTTGTACCTTTAATATCTCACTTTCTTCCATAATTAAAGGCTCACTTAAAACTTGTTCTTTTTCATTAGCACTTAAACTAATATTATTGTCTATTACAAACGCTGTACCTGCTGCATTAGTTAATGTAGCTTTTACCACGGCTGCACCAGCATTATCTTCTACTACTAATAAAGATTTTACAATAGCACGAGAATTACCAGGTACCGTATATAAAGTTGTAAGGTCTGTATTAGTTAAACTTACTTTATCGTTTTTATATATATTTGCCACTAGCCTAATCCTAACCAAGTAAATCGTTCTTGGTCTTCTTTTTGTTGTGTTAAGTATGTAGAGTTTAACTGTTCAATAATTGTAGTTAATGCTCTGTTAATTTGTCTTTGGTTATCTTCACTATATTCTTTTTTAGGTTCTGGTAATCTTACTACGACTTTAGTCATTATCCTCTCCTTCCATCAGGTTGTAGGTCTACTTGAAACGTACCAAATCTCCACGATTCTGCAGGACCTGTGTTTTCTATTTTTATGTTTGCATATCTTCCTCTGGCCCTGGTGTCAACTTTAGTTGTTGTTGAATCTATTACAAAAGGACTTAAAGCTGTTTCTTGATCATCATCAGCAGGAAAATCTTTTATAGATAATGTAATTTGATTGTTACCTGTCAATACTTTAAAGTTAGGTAAAAATCTTCTCATAGCTAAAAATATTTCACTTTGATCTTTTTGCAAAGAAAAACTAAATGATTGTATAAATGATGTAAGTGTAGTTACACTACCATCGGGATTTACTTGATCAGTTCCTATTTCGTGCTCAAAGAAAACCGTTTGACCTAAACCTGTTTCACCAATTATTTGTGGAAATGTACCAGTGTTAGAACTATTGTAAGCTGTTGCATATGGTTTTGGATAAACTAAAGAGTCAATCCAACTTGTTCTAAT